TCATTAAAGAATCCAAACACAGCCTTCTATGTTCTCACTGATGATTTCAATGTTTATAAGTGTATCGCAAACAATTATGGTGCTGCTTCTACAGCTAAACCATCATCAACAAATCCAGCAGGTGTGTTCCAGACACCAGACAAGTATATCTGGAAGTATATGTATAGCTTGAGTGCAGAAGATCAGCAAAGATTTTTGACTAGTTCTTTCATGCCTATTAAAACTCTAGCTACTGACGATAACACTCTACAGTGGCAAGTTCAAGATGGTGCTGTTGATGGTGCTATTAATAGCATTATTCTCACCAACAGAGGTTCGGGATATACTTCAAATCAGATTTCAGTAAATATTGCTGGTGATGGTTTGTTCGCCAATGCATTCGCTACACGCAATACAACCACTTCACAAATTGACTCTATTACCATTGACAATAAAGGTGCTAGATATACCTTAGCAAATGTAACTATTAGATCACCTGTAGGATCCGGTGCTAATGCAAGAGTAATTATTAACCCACCAGGCGGCCATGGATCAGATCCACTATATGAACTAGGCGGATCATATCTAATGATCGATACTCTTATCAAGAACCAAGAAGGTGGTGTTCTATCAGTAGAAAATGACTACAGACAGATTGCCATCATCGAAGATCCACGTAACTACGATGATACAAAAGTTATGTCTAATGCTGCCGTATCACAGTTGACAGTAATTACAATGGCCGAATCAGCCGTTACTACAAACTACTATGAAGATGAATGGGTATATCAGGGTTCTAGCCTAGCCAATTCTACATTCAGAGGCATTGTGGCTGCTTGGGATTACTCTAACGTTACAATCAAACTTACTAATGTAAGAGGCGTTCCTACATCCGATTTGCTAATCGGAGCAACATCAACCACATCACGTTACGTTAACTCGGTTCTAAATCCTGAAATGCTACCATACTCAGGAAAACTATTATATATAGATAATATAGTACCAATCGAACGTTCAATTGACCAGAACGAAGAATACAAAATCCTACTAAGTTTCTAAGGGAAAGAATAGAAAATGGCAAATACTGCTAACACAACTGCGCTAACCACAGACTTTAACGTTACACCTTATTATGACGATTATGATGCTAATAAGGGTTTCTATCGAATCCTATTCAAGCCAGGCTATGCAGTCCAGGCTAGAGAACTAACACAGATTCAGACTTCCCTACAGGAACAAATTCAGCGTTTTGGTCGCAATATCTTCAAAGATGGTACAATCGTTCTCCCTGGCGCATTCTACCTAGAAACTAACGATGGTCTAAATGCTGGTCGTGCTATTCGTTACGTTAAGATCAATGATACGGATTCAACTGGTAACACTGTTAGTGTGTCAGAATGGAACACTCTAATTGAACAAGGCAAAGCAAATGGTAATACTCGCCTTGAGATTACTGGCGTTACATCGAACATTACAGCACAACTTATTCAGACACTAGACGGTGTTCAGTCATCCGCAAACTCTAAAACACTATACGTTGCTTATACATCAGCTTCACCAACTAATCCTACTCAAAAGGTATTCTTGCCAGGTGAAACACTAAGAGCAAACGTAAATGGTGCAACTTATAGTGTAGTTGTTAAGAGCACCGACGCTGTTGCAAATACTGGCGTTGGTTCACGCTTTACTATTACATCAGGTGTTCTATTCGCTAAGAACCACTTTATTGCTTTCCCAGAACAGTCAATCGTTATTGATCGTTACAACCCAAACCCAACCGCAAGAGTTGGCTTCTACATTTCAGAAGAAATTGTAACATCATCATCCGACGCATCACTACTAGATCCTGCACAGGAGGCATCAAACTTCTCTGCACCAGGTGCTGATCGTCTAAGACTAAATCCAGAACTACAGGTTGTCGGTATTGATGATACTGTAGATGTTCAGAACTTCGTAACTCTATTCACCATCGAAGCAGGACGTGTTAAGACATATCTAGCCAACACACAGTATTCATATATCAATGATGCTATGGCTAAGAGAACATATGACAACTCTGGTGACTATGTTGTTAATGGTCTTGATATCACTGTTAAAGAGCATGACAATACAGGATCTAACTACGGTCGTTACGACGATGGTAACAATAGCCTACTTTATGTTGGTGTGTCGCCTGGCTCTGGCTATTGTCAGGGTTATCAAGTCGGCGCTCTATCAACTTACGATCTATCAACTGACAAGGGTTTAACTTTCTCTAACGTTAACGGCCAGTATGCCGCTGCTACAATGGGGCAGTATGTAACTGTCAATGAACTTGTAGGTGGTTGGGAACTAAACAAAGCCAAGACAGTTGAACTATACAATACTGCACAGGATAGAATTAGCACCAAGAAGTGGTCAATCGCCACACAGACTGGTTCTAAGATTGGTTCTGCTACACTACTATCATATGAATATGTAAGCGGAACACCAGGCTATGACGCAAGATATAATGTATATCTAGCCGATGTTAAGATGCTTGGCTCAAATACATTCTCAAGCGTAAGAAACATCTATGCTGCTGGCTCTGGTGTAAGTTCTCTAATGGGTGCTGATGTTATTCTTGATACATCAGGAAATGCAGTTCTTCAAAGAGTTCCAGATTCAACTCTACTCTATAGAACTGGTTCTGACTTTACCAAGACAATTCGTAGCGTTGGTGATATATCACAGACAGATACATCATTCATCTTTAATCAGACCGATGGTGTAGCTTCTACGGTTCAGGCAGCCTCAAACGGTGTATTCACTCTATCACTACCTTCTGGTATTGAAAAGTTCCCATTCGGCTCAACTACACTATCTGCTAGTGCTGCACAGGGAATCTATCTAACATTCAACCAGACATCTGGCGGTGCTAACGTTGCTGCTATTACACAGACTGGTACCGCTGCATCTGGTGCTGGTACTACACAGCTAGTTGGTCTAGGTACAAGATTCCAGAGACTAAACGTTGGTGATAAGATCCAGCTATCTGGTAATGGTAATTTCTATTACGTTACAGCAATCGCCAACAATCTATATCTAACTGTTGATTCCGCTCTACCAGCCGTTGTTTCAACAAATACCATTTCTAAGATTTATAAGTCTGGTGACTTGATCACTCTAACAGGTATTGGTTCTGATGCTGGCTCACAGCGCACAATTACCGCAACTGATACAACTCTAAGATTTGATCTTAAAGAAACATTCCCAAGCGTGTTCTATGTCACAGTATCTTACCCAATTGTAAGATCAGGCGCTCTTGAAATTGAAAAGAACCTAAACATTAGCCGTTATGTTAAGATCAATTGTGCTAACAACGTTGCTGGCATTGTAGGTCCTTATGATCTAGGCTTCTCTGATGTTTATCGTATCAGAAGCATTAGAGCCAGAACTGATGGTGTTTATCCAACATCAAACACAAACGGTTCTAATGTTATGTCATCTTTCGTGTTCAGCAATGGTCAGAAAGATACGCATTATGATCACGCAACAATTACTCCTACAGTTACACTAGACACAAACACAAGACTGCTAGTAGAGTTGGATTACTTCACACCTGATTTCACTAATCGTGGTGGTTACTTCTCTATTGACTCATACCCAATTGAAGATGATGACACTCTATTTGATCCAACTACTGATATCAGAACAGAAAATGTTCCGATCTTTAAGTCACCAATCAATGGTGCATCATATGATCTAAGAAACTGCCTAGACTTTAGACCAGTTAAGGCTGCGTCTGTAACTGGCTCCACAACTGTAGCTGGTGCTCCTGTCAACCCAGCAGTAACTACGACATTCAACTACCCTGCTACTGGTATGAAGTTCCCAGTGCCATCATCATTGATCACTTATGACTTCTATTACTATCTCGGTAGAACTGACTTGGTTGTAGTTGATAAAGACAGCAACTTCCAGATCATTAAGGGTATCCCAAGCATCAATCCACAGATGCCACAGATTTATCCTGGCTCTATGGCTCTTGCTTCTATCAATATTCAGCCATATCCATCACTGTCACCACAGTATGCAGTATCTCTAGGACGTCCTGATCTAGCATGTTCAGCTAAGAGACTATCAAACCTACGCTTTACAATGCGTGATATTGGTGTATTGAAACAGCGTATCGTTAACCTAGAGTATTACACCTCACTATCTGTCCTCGAACGTTCTGCAACCAGCATGACAATCAAAGACGATGCTGGCAATGATCGCTTTAAGAATGGTATCTTTACGGATACATTCAACGATAGTTCGCTATCAAACACTGATGATCCAGAACAGCGTGTAGCATTCGATGACGAAGAAAAGTCAATTCGTCCATTGTATAAGATGGAAACAATCGCATACGACTATAAGACTGGACAGAATGTTCGTTATAGCAGCCCTGTTGTAACTCTACAATATACAGAAGTTGAATACTGGAAACAGCAAAGAGCAACCGTTGAAGTCAATGTTGAACGTCAGTCTTGGTTGTTCCTAGGCACAGTTAATCTATACCCAGATAATGATATCTGGATTGATACTACATTAATGCCAGATGAGCAGCTATCTAACAAGTCTGTTTCAATCGTCACTTACGGATCACAGGCTTCAGGATATCTAAACAATGCCTATACCACAAACAAGTATGGCTATTCTGGTAACACAGTAACCAACTTTGGTACATTTACTGCAAATGCCACATCAGGTGTTGTCGATGTTCTCAACAGCACACAATGGGCATCATGGAACAAGTGGGTCACTGGATATAAAGTTTATCGTGGCACTGGCTCAAGTAGATCATACGTTGGTACATATTCAACATACGATCAAGCTAGAAGCGTAGCTAACTCTAATAACCCAATCGGCGGTCCTGGTGTTACAGTTGAGACTGTATATAACAATAATCGTTCTGGTACACAGTATTGGGAAGCATCAGGCGCCGACGTTGTGCAGACAGACTATAAGGTAATCGACATTCAGTCTTACCCATATATTCGTCCGCAGATGATCACCGTTCGTTGTACCGGTATGAAGCCATACACTCGCATGTGGCCATACTTTGATAACGTATCAGTTGCTAACAATGCCCGTCCTCTAACAGCAAATCAGTTTGGCTGGATCATTCAGAACGGTCAGTTTGGTCTATCACCAAACACTGTTATTGATTTGACAAAGGGAACAACAAGCGCATCTAACACCACACTACCAGCACCATCTTCACTAACACCATGGTCATCATTCGGTACTGACCTAGTTACTGACGCTAACGGTGCTCTAAACTTCCAGTTCCAAGTGACACAGGGTCAGTTCCGTGTTGGTGAGCGTAGCATGTTGGTTATCGACAGTCGTTATCCAGTTGATCCAAACGTAGTAAAAACTAGATCAGATATCCCAGATGAAATCTCAACTGGTGGTGCTGCTACATTTACTGCATCTGGTACAGCCGTTAAGAAGCAGCGTTCAATTCTAACAACCAAGACCGTTTCTTATCATACTGAAAAAGTTGTTCAAGACTTCCCATCATCAGATTGGGAATCAATTGCTGCTCCTCCACCACCAGCACCAGCTTCACATTCTTGTGCGGCTTATTCATTCTTGGCTAAAGCACCTAATGGTGAAGAAGGCATTTTCATAACAAGTGTTGATATCTTCGTAGCGAGAATTGGTACAAAGGGCTTCTGGTGTGAAATTCGTGAAATGGATGCTGGTCAGCAGATCACTAGAAATACTGTTCCTTATTCAGAAGTATTCTTCAATAATCCAGCAGCAGTTCCAATTTCAACAAACGGCAGTAGCAATCCTTGCCGTGTAACATTCCAGGCACCTGTGTTCTTGTATAACGATACACAGTATGCGTTTATTATTCACCCAATTAACGCTAACCCTGATCTATATGTTTGGGTATCTAAACTTGGTCAGACAGATGTTAATGGTCTCGGTCAGGTTGTTGATCGTCGTGGTACTGGTACATTCTATCAGACAAACAACAACACCAACTGGGATATCATTCCAGACACCGATCTAACATGCAAGTTCTATCGTGCAGAGTTCGTTAAGAACACAGACGGTGTTGCATATCTAGCCAATAAGCCAATCGAAAAGCTATTCGTTAGAAACGAAACAATCACCTTCGATGGCAACTATGGCGAAACATTTATGTCTGGTGATAAGATAACCGTTTCTGGCTTGACTGGTGGATCGATTTCTATCGGTGACGTTATTCACGGTAACGTTTCATTCCAGAACAGCACCGTTGTTAATGTATCAGGCGGACTAGTTCATTGTTCAAACACTGGTTACATCCAGGGTGAGAACTTCTATGTTCTAGATGGTACTACACTACTATCAAAAGCTATCTTCGGAACTGTATCTGATATCACCAATGCTCGTGGTAGCCTAAACTACTACATCAACGGCGATACATCAATGCTACATCTATCTGGCTCTGGTGGTGGCTTCGTCAATGGCGATTACGTTATTGCTTCTACTGATTGGAGCAAGCGTGGTTTCATTGAGAAGATCGAAGGTATCTCTAACTTTAGATATTCGTCAATGACTTTTGAACCATCATTCTTGTCATTCAAGAATACCGATATCCAGTTCAAAGTCAAGACAACATCTATCGCTGGTGTTCCTGGTAACTTTATTGATGTTGATCCATCAGAAGTTCATTACTTCAAGACCGAGCAGGGCGTTCTTTCAAGAACAAACGAAAATGCTCTACTCTCTGGCGGTCAGTCAATGAACGTTCAAGTAACAATGCGTTCATCATCTAATGCTGTATCACCACTAGTTGATACAAACAGAACACATTCTATCATTCTTGACAATATCATCAACAATGATTACCGTGGCGAAACTTATCCAACTCACGGTCTGCTACTTAACAAGTATATCTCAAAGACTGTTACACTAGCAGAAGGACAAGACGCAGAGGATATTCAAGTTATCATTGCTGCATATCGTCCACCAGGAACAGATGTAAAGGTATGGCTCAAGGCACTAAATGCCGAAGATGCTACACCATTTGACAATAGACCATGGGTAGAACTATATAAAGATGGTACAGGCGATGTTAAGTATTCATCACTAGATGATAGAAATGACTTTATCGAATACACATATCTCGTACCTACATCAACTATCGATAGACTAACTGTGACAAATACACTTGGTACAACAATCAATGTTGGTGATACACTAACTGGACTATCTTCTGCTAACTCTGCACAGGTATCAGCCATCGAAGGCTCAATCTATGTAATGAGTGGCACTGGATTCTCTACTGGCGAAACAGCAAACGTTGTTAATTCAAGTGGTATCGTTACTGGTAACACTGTTGTTTCCGCAATTGGTCGCCCAGTTGCACTAAATGGTGGTGTTGCTAATGTTCTAAGCTATAGAACAGACGCCGGCGTTACTTATCAGTCATATAAGTATTTCGCAGTTAAGATTGGTCTACTAAACGACGGCTTCAATTCTGCTATTGTTCCACGTGTCGGTGACCTAAGAGTTATTGCTCTACAAATGTAATGGAGATAAAATGGAAATTCGTTTTGATTCGAGTGATTTTGTTGAACAAGTAGATATAGACTTTCAAGATGGTGCGGGACCTGTTCCCGCCCATCAGCATATCAGAGGTGGTGGATGGGTTGCTGAAACTGCCAAGGTAGATGATAACTGTTATATCGGTCCATTTGCCATGGTATATGGTGAAGCAAGAGTATCAGAGAACGTTATCATCAATGATTATGCTAGAGTATATGGCAACGCCAAGATATATGGTAGAGCAAAAGTATATGGTGACTGTCAGGTATATGAAGAAGCACAAGTTTATGGTGATGCAAGAGTAAGCGGACACTCTAAAGTATATGGTAAAGCCAAAGTAATGGACAATGCCATGGTCTATGATTACTCGGAAGTTTATGGTGACGCTATCGTTCGTAACAACGCAGAGGTTCTAAACTACGCTAAAGTATATGGTGGTGCTGATATATACGATTCCTTGAAAGTATATGCTAACAGTGTAGTCACCAGAAAACCTAAAGCATGTTATGGGTTTGATTATAACGTAACGATTACCGATCATCATATCTGCCTAGGTTGTGTAGTTATACCACCAAAGTTTATTGATACTACTGCTAAAAAGATTGTAAGAATGATGGGGTATCATCCCGATGAAGCAGTCAAATGGGTACAGGCTCTAAAGTATGTTGCCGAGTTTCATGGATGCACAGATAGAGAAGAAGATATCGAAGCATATGATGAACGTAAGATTATAACCGATTTGCTAAATGCTAGAGTAGGATTATGAGCAAAGAAGCTAAAACAGACATTCCAGGCATCTACAGAAGCCCCGAAGGATTTCTTATAAATAAAGATAATAAATCTCTTGCTGCATACAAAGCTAGAAAAACAAGAGACAGAGAACTAGACACCGTAAAAGAAGAAGTATCCTCAATCAAGGAAGACTTACGAGAAATTAAAGAACTTCTAAAAGGACTGGTAAAGTAACATGGGATTAGCAAACGTAAACCTTACTGACACATTTGATCAGTGGAGAGTCAAAACAAACCAGATCATTCTATATGCTAATGAACAGCATGAGAAGATGAACTTGGTGTTTCAGACAACCAATTCTGTTTATGTCCAATCAAACACCGACAATGTTAGACTATCCGCAGCATATGTAGTAACCAATGCAGCCTTTACACAGTCAAACACAGATAACGTTAGACTTACACAGGCATACAACGTATTAAATGCAGCTTATACCTCAGCTAATGCCAACTATGTAGTCACTAATTCAGCATTCACCCAGTCAAATACAGATAACGTTCGACTATCAGCCGCATATGTTGTGCTAAACTCAGCATTCACCCAGTCAAATACCGACAATGTTAGATTGTCTGCTGCATATGTGGTTCTAAACTCTGCTTATACTTCTTCGAATGCCAACTATGTTGTATCTAATGCCGCTTATACGGTATTAAACGCTGCTTATACTTCTGCAAACGCTAACTATGTTGTTACCAATTCTGCATTTACTGTTCTCAATGCGGCATTCACACAAGCAAACACAGACAATGTTAGACTAAGTGCAGCTTATGTTGTTCTTAATGCCGCCTTCACTCAGGCCAATACAGACAACGTTCGTCTGTCTGCGGCTTTTGTCTCTGGTAATGCCAACTATGTTGTATCGAATAGTGCATTCACCGTTGCCAATTCAGGCTTCGGACGTGTCAATTCTGTATATACTTTTGCTAACGGCATCTATGACTTTGCAAACAACATTAACATTAACGTTGCATCTGCCTATACTGTAACTAATTCCGCATATGTTACAGCCAACGCAGGCTTTACAAAGGCAAATGACGCATACAGCCTAGCAATGACATTGGGATCAAATGCTGCTAATGCTTATGCCGATTATCAGAATAACTATAACCTAATTAACGCATCATTCACTGTAGGTAACGCATCTTTCGGTAGAGCAAACAGCATCTATGGTGTTTTGAATACAGCTTTTGGTGTTACTAATTCAGTCTATACACAAGCCAACACTGATAATGTTCGACTATCAGCAGCCTTTGTGGTATTGAATGCTGCATACACCTCTGCGAATGCTAACTATGTTGTTACCAATACTGCATATGGTACTGCTAATGCTGGCTTCGCTGCCGCAAACCAAGCTGGTGTTGTCGCCAACGCAGTAAATACATTCTCAATTGCAACGTATGTAAGAAAAGCTGGTGACACTGTTAGTGGTGATCTAGTAGTTACTGGTAACCTAACGATCTCTGGCATCACAACTTATGCCAATACACAGCAACTAAATGTTGGTGATAATATCATCACACTAAATGCTGATCTACCAATAGGTACGGCACCATCACAAGATGCTGGTATTGAAATCAATCGTGGTTCATCAACTAACGTAGCACTACTATGGGATGAAGCAACTGACGTTTGGGAATTTACAAACGACGGAACTAACTATAGAAGAATTGCATCTAACTCTGATATTGAATCGGTAGTTCAAAACACAACCGCTGCATTTGCTAAAGCTAACGGTGTTTCTGCTGGTGCTAATGGATATACAGTTCAAGTTGGTGCATCAGATAATGCATACTCAAATCTAGTTGGTACATCTGCTAATAACTATGCGGGTGCCATGGCTAATGCTGCCAACGGATACACAAACACCACCGTTGCCACAAATCTCGTAACCGCAAGAGCATATACTAATACATCCACAACCTCTGCCAATAACTATGCTACTGCAATGGCAACTAGTGGAAATGCTTATGCACTATCTGTAGCCACATCTATCGGTGCATCTGGTAACGGATACGCACAGCAAGTAGGCGCATCAGCAAATGCATTTGCCGCTGCCACTTATGCACCTCTATCATCACCATCAATTGCTAGCCCTACATTCACAGGTACGGTTACAGTTAATGCTAACATTAGAAATCAGACACTAACTGATGGTGCCACAATCAATTGGGACGTTTCAGTTGGACAGGTTGCATATGTTACACTTGGTGGAAATAGAACAATTGCAGCACCAACTAACCTCAGAGTTGGTACATATATACTACATGTGATACAAGATGGTACTGGCAGCAGAACACTAACATGGAATGCTGTATTCAAATGGCCAGCCGGTGTCGCACCAATCCTGACAACGACTGCAAATCGTCGTGACTTGTTCTCATTCGTATGTGATGGCACAAATCTATACGGTTCATTCCTACCAGACGTTAGATAAGCGAGTTGCTTGAATGTTTGTATTTCCGATATTAAGACCAACTAAGATCATCAACATTAGTTCAGCAACGAACAATGTTGATCTATATACACAGGCAGGTAATCCAACTTACCCTCTTAATGTTTTCTGTTTCGTTAATGCTAATATCGGTTCGTCAAATCCTTCTACACCAGCATTCAAAACTAGTTCGTCATGGACTGGTGGTTCATTGCTCTATATCGAAAACAATGCAACGATTACTGGCTCAACAGGAACAGCCGGCAGCACAGGCTCAACTGGTACAACGGGTTCAACGGGTACTACAGGCTCTACAGGCTCAACTGGTTCATCAGGACATGGTGGTCATGGTGGCGGTGGTGCTCATGCTTCTGGTGGCTCAACATCTGGTGCAGGCCATGGAGGTGGCGGAGGTGCTGGTGGTACAGGCGGAACTGGTGGTTCTGGAGGAACAGGTGGTACAGGCGGACCTGGTGGTACTGGAGGAACTGGTGGTACAGGCGGCATATCATTTCAAGCCGATACTGCAACTGGAACAGCACTCATTCTAAACAACAATAACACAATTACTGGTGGTTCTGGTGGGTCAGGAGGCCCTGGTGGACCAGGTGGTCCAGGAGGATCTGGAGGACCAGGCGGTTCAGGAGGACCTGGTGGTTCTGGTGGTGGTGGAGGCGGAGGCGGCGGCGGTGCTGCACACGGCTACGGTAGTCATCACGTTTATGTTTATTACGCCGTAGGTCATCACGGTGGTCATATTACTGCCGGTGGAGGCGGTGGAGGTGGTGGTGCAGGTACAGGCGGCCATGGTGCAGGCGGTGGTGGTCCAGGTGGCGGCCACGGTGCAAATAACGGCGGCGCCGGCGGCGGCGGCGGTCATGCCGATTACGGTGGAAACAACAACCACAGTCATGTTAGAGGTGGTACAGGTGGTTCTGGTGGTGGCTTTGGTGGCGGCGGAGGACACGGACATGCAGGACATGGTGGCGGTTCTCACAGCGGTCATGCTGGTGCAGCCGGAGGTGGTGCAGGTGCTACAGGACCTACAGGTTCTACAGGTCCAACAGGACCAGGCGGCGCACAAGGATCCACAGGTTCAGCTGGTGCATCTGGCTCACAAGGTAATGCTATCACAGGCAATTCAAACATCAGATATATCAATCAAGGCACAAGAAACGGGCCAGTATCTTAAAGGGAACAATAAGAAATGAATCTAGGATACAGAATAATTAAAGCAGACTCGTCAGAGCATGGCATTCTTGTTCGCTATTGGACAGACAAAGTAACAGAGATGGATTTGGCCACATCCTTCAATGAAGATGGTACTGTAAGAGTAAATGCCGATGGTTATCCACTATCAACCAGAACAGATGTGTTCATGAGCATTTACGAAACACCAGCACCATCATATGAACAAATTGTAAAAGACATTATTCTAAGAGCACCTATTGACTGGCTTAAGTTGCAAGAGAGTATTGTTGATGTTAATGTTGATACTAAACTTGCAGAACTAAAAGAACATGTTGGTGATACAGGAACATTTACATTAGAAGATGTAGAAGCCTTACAGGCACAATCAAGCCAACAGGCAGTAGCAAATGTTAATGCTGATATAACCGAAACTGTTCGCATCTTCGATTACGCTAATAGTGATCCTAAGATTTCGTCAGCTTTTGCCAATCTAGTTATTCATGCAATTCATACAGGAACAACTATTCCTCTTTAAGGATTAAAACAATGCGTTATGGTGAAGTGTCAAATGATTTGTTTATGAGAAGAAGGATGACACCTTCTAACTTTTGGATTGATGGTGTGTTTGATGATTCGGAGATAGGCAATATAGCAAACTATTGTGAAACTCTAGAATTGAATGATGCCAAGATTGTTACCGATGAGTATGTCAATCAGGTTAGAATTTCTAAAGTAGCCTTCATCGGTAAAGATGATACTACAGAATGGTTTTACAATAAGTTTAACCATGTGATCAATAGAGTTAATAACAACTATTATGGATTCGATCTACACGGATATGAGTCAATACAATACACGACATATGATAAAGACGGAAAGTTTGAGTGGCACACTGACCTACTATATGATCAACAACTGGGTAACACTAAGAACAGTGACACACGAAAGTTAAGTTTAGTTATGTTGCTGAATACACCTGGCGAAGATTTTACTGGTGGTGAGTTTTTGATCAATACTGGTAAAGAAGAAGATGCTATTACGATTGCTATGAAACGAGGAACCATTGTATCGTTTCCTTCTTTCATTCCTCACAAGGTAGCACCTGTCACATCTGGAATCAGAAAGTCTTTGGTTATCTGGGTAGAGGGACCCAAGTTTAGATAAATACTAAAGGAATTGCTTATTATGAGAAGGTCTAAATAAGCAAAAGGGAAACAAATGTCCGAGTATGTAGAACTATACATAGACAAAGGTGCAGACTTCTATACTACCATCGATATCACCGATGATGACACAAACTTGCCTCAAGACTTAAACGGATATACTATTAGAGGAAGCCTCAAGAGGTCTCTAGTATCTCCTAATGCATCTGCATCTTTCGTATGTACCACCGATACATCAAATAGCAACGGTACAATTTTCATTTCAATGTCAGCAGCTAATACAGCCAACCTAAAAGTTGGAACGTATTTCTTTGATATTTTGACTGTCAGTGCTTTGACTAATACTCATTCAAGATTGATTGAAGGCGTTGTCCATGTAACACCATCCATCACAGGATAAGTTATATGACAATCAAGATTACACCTAAGCAAACTAAGGTTAACGTCACTACGACACCTAAGAATAGGATCACCATAAATACTGGTGGTGGTAGTGCATTACCCTCAAATATTGATACACTTGTAGAACTAAAAGATGTTAATGCAACACATATAGCTAACACCAATACAGTTGTTTACGACCAGGCAACAGGAAAGTTTGTTATTAGAGAACTGCCTATTGTAAACGGAGGAGATTTTTAAGGCATGTCAAATACCATCATTCAAATCAAGCGTTCTAGTACCACAGGAACGCCACCTGGCGGTTCGCTCCAGCAAGCGGAATTAGCCTATTCCTATCAGTCTGGCAAACTTTTCATCGGTTCTGCTAATGGTCTGGACGTTATCACGATTGGTGGTAAGTATTTCCTAGACCAGTCTAATGCAGCCTTTGATGTAATCAACTCTGCTTATGGTGTAGTCAATGCTGCCTACACTATGGCAAACATGAATTACACCACAACTAATGCGGCATATGCAGTTCTTAATGCTGCTTATACAAGTTCTAATGCCAACTATGTTGTTTCTAACGCTTCGTTCGATAAGTTAAACTCTGCATTTACAGTTCTCAATGCAGCCTATACTTCCGCAAATGCTAACTACGTTGTGACTAATGCCGCATACACCTCCTCTAATGCTGGCTATACGGTTGCTAACGCTGCATTTGATCTAGCTAATACTAAGTTCGCATCTGCTGGTGGTACAATCACTGGTAATGTTAATATCGTCGGCGACCTTACACTTTCTGGCAACACTTTCGTAGTAGATGCAGAAGTTCTAAGAGTTTCTGATTCGATGATCTACTTGGCAGGTAACAACTATACTTCTGATATTGTTGATATCGGTTTTGTTGCCAACTATAATAACGGTTCAGCCAATCTACACACTGGTCTTTATCGTGAGCATTCTACTAAAGAATACTATCTATTCCAAGGCTATAATCAAGAACCAGATAATAACCACATTGATCCTACAGCCAACGGCTTCCAGCTAGCCGTTCTTAATGCCGATATCATCACTGGCAATCTAAGACTTAACGGCGCTAACGCATACGTTTGGATCAAGACAAACTTCGATACCACAAACGCTGCCTATACAATGGCAAACATGAACTATACGGTAACTAATGCCGCATATGTCATGGCTAATCAGAATTATCTTACAACTAATGCTGCATATGATGTAGTTAATGCTGCCTATACAATGGCAAATATGAACTACACAGTTACAAATGCTGCATATACATCATCAAACGCTGCATACGTTGTCGTTAATGCAGCTTATACATCAATCAATGCTGGTTACACTGTAGCCAACGCAGCATTCAATACAGCTAACGTTGCTGATCAACATGCTGCTAACGCTTCTTACATGAACACTGGTACTGTTCCTGAGAACCTAGTTGTTGGTAACTACCGCAATATCACTGGTCTAGGTAACGTAACAATCGGCACATGGACTGCTAATACAATCGGCGTGTCATGGGGTGGTACTGGTAACACAACCTTCACCACCAATGGTGTCCTATTCGGTAACGCAACTGGTCCTCTACAGGTTACTGGTGCTGGTACAGAAGGACAAGTGCTACAAGCCAGCGCATCAGGCGTACCATTCTTTGGTATCCTAGACGGAGGCGGTTTCTAATTCTCATATAAGTGGAGTCTAAACTATGAGTGATCCAAACAAGTATATAAATTATTACGTTGAAAATTCCATGACTATGGTGCATGAATACATCAACACTTTGCTACAAACAAAGACACAGTTGAGAGTATTGGAAGATCAAGTAAAGGAGAAGGATACCGCTATTGCTTCGTTACAGAATGAACTAAACACACACTTGAGCAATAAACAAGAGGTTGACCGTGCGGTGGCTAATGCCACAAACTGGGAAAACTCTTTCAATGATATGAAGAACAAGGTATCACATATGGATACTTTGAATCATCAAATCGGTGAAGCCAAGAAGATGTTAGTTGAGAAGAATGCCGAACTTACTAAAGCATTAGGCATTATTGATGATCTAAAGAAGCAGGCAGCCGAAAAGGATGGTCAGATCAAAGAACTAAAGAAACTGGTACCATCTGTTCCTTCACCTAAAAAAGCTGTAATAAATAAGAAGAAATCTACAACTGTAGGTGAGGAAGCGGTTAAAGAAACAAAGACTCCTGTTGCGCCATATGTGCCAGGTGTTGTAGGAACTAAAGTTCCATATGAGCCTCCTAAGAAGGCTAATAATGAGGTCGCTTTAAAAGTTGTTAATGTAGTAGAGCCGGAAAACGAGACTGACGACTTTTAATGGCCAACACAACTATTAGACTAAAGAAATCTTCGGTATCTGCACATCTTCCTACTGCAACCCAGTTGGAACATGGTGAAATTGCGCTTAACTATGCCGATGGTAAAATCTTCTATAAAGATCCATCTAATAACATTCAGCAGATTTCTGGTAGTGCTAATACATTCTATACCGTTAATGCCAACGGCACTCTCTTAGTATCGACATCACCAACTGATATTCTTACCATCAATCCTGGTAACAATATTGAGATCACTGGTAACTTTCTTACTGATACTCTAACAATTGGTGCAAACCTAAAGTTTGTATATGATGTAGCCAATGCTGCATTTGACTCAGCCAATAACGTAGCACCTCAGGTAGCACCTAGTTACAATACTGCCAACGCTGCCTTTGCTACGGCTAATCTAGCATACAATCTAGCTAACGCTGCTTTCAATCTACAGAATAACGACTATAACATGTCGAATGCTGCCTTTACGGTAGCTAATGCGGCGTTCAACAAAGCTAATAACATTTCCGTTAATATCGGTGCTGTGCCACCAGTTGGTGCAATCGCCGGTAACTTGTGGTGGGATACTCAAAGCGGTCGTCTATTCATCTACTATACTGACCCGGATTCAAGTCAGTGGGTTGAAACATCACCTTCAGGTGGTACAGTTGATTATGTCGCCTTGGCTTCTAATGTTGCAGTTGTTCTAACAGGTAATGCTAATACTGGTAGCGCCACAGTTTCATATGTCATTGATAGCTTCTCTGCTAATACATACAGAACTGCAAAGTATATCATTCAAGGTGCTTGTGCATCTAATGTTCATTCTACAGAAGTTCTACTTACACATAATGGCGCAAATGTTTTCATAACAGAATACGGAACAATCTTCACAGGCAATTCCGAACTATATACAGTTAGTGCAAATCTTTATTCATCCAACGTGAACTTGATCATAAACTCAGCCAATGCTAACACGATAGTAGATTTCTATAGGTTCAGATTAGCGGCTAGATAACATCATCCTAAGGGAAAGGGAACTTGGGTGCCAGACAATAAAGAATTTAGAGTCCGCCACGGGCTCGTTGTTGGTAACAATGTATTGGTTGCCAACGTCACATCAAACACAGTATCAGTAACAGGAACAATCAACGCTGCTGCCATTCAAGTCAATGGTACATCGATTCCTTCTGGTGCTACATCCAATCTTGTCTTTGACACCGTAAATACAGCCTTTAATGTGGCGAATGCCGCATATGGTTCTGCCAATAACGTAGCACCTCAAGTTGCACCGGCGTTTAATACATCAAACGCAGCATACACACTAGCAAACGTTGCCTATACTGCCACCAACTCGGTGTTCGGTGTTGCTAACGCAGCCTTCAATTCTGCCAATAACGTAGCCCCTCAAGTAGCACCGGCGTTTAACACTGCCAATGCTGCCTATACTCAATCTAACTCAGAAGTAACAAGACTATCGGCTGCCTATGTGGTTGCTAATGCTGCTTATGGTAATGCTAATTCAGTTGCAGTATCGGCAAACAACTATGCTGGACGTATGGCAAATAGTGCAAATGCTTATGCCGTAACAATGATCGACAGTGTATCCACATATGCATTTAACACTGGTACATCTGGTAATGCGTATGCTAGAGTATTTGCCAATACTGTAGGAATTGCTGCCAACAATTATGCCGGTGCCATGGTTAATAGTGCCAATGGTTATGCTGATGCCACTTTTGTCAAACTAACCGCAGCATCACAAACAATCACAGGCAATCTTTCAATTACCGGTAATCTAAGCCTACTCGGTAGTTCTACAATCATTTCATCAAATAATCTGTCTGTTGGCGATTCCCTGATCTATCTTGCCGCTAACAACTATTCTGGCACAGACTTTTTAGATATCGGTTTCATTGCTAACTATGGTAATACAACTGGCGCTAACGTTCATACTGGTCTTGTTCGTGATGCTACCGATAAACAATACTATCTATTCAATGGTTATGATCAAGAACCAGCCAACAATACATTTGTTCCTGGTGGTAACAATATGGTCAATGCCGTATTGGTTGCAGATATCAATACTAGTAACTTGACACTAGGTGGTGCCAATGCTATTGTTTGGATTAAGACTGCATTTGATACGGTTAATGCAGTTTATACAAGTTCTAATGCAGACTATGTATTAACTAATGCAGCTTTCACATTTGCTAATGGTGTAGCCACCAATGCGGCGGCTGCCTTTGCCTTTGCCAATGGTGTTTCAACAAACGTGGCGGCCGCCTTTGCAGCCGGTAATGCCGAATTTACTTTCTCCAATACCATCTATGCTGCGGTCAATAGTGCCTTTGCTGTCATTAACGCAGCCTATACATCATCTAATGCAGACTATGTATTAACTAATGCGGCGTTTACTGCTGCTAATGCAAAAGTGGCGACCGTATCTGGTACCTCAGGTCGTATTACATCATCTGGAACGACAGGTATCACTCTTGATCTTGCCACGGCTGGTGCGGGAGCCGCTTCTTACTCATCTGGTATTTCCGCACTTACTGTTGATGCTTATGGACGTGTCACGGCTGTTACTGGTTCAGCTGGTTATGTTACTTCATCTGGCGTAACCTCAGTTTCAGGAACAGGCACAGTATCTGGACTAACATTATCCGGAACTGTTACATCAACAGGTAGCTTGACATTAGGTGGCACTTTAAGTGCTTCTGTTATTGATAATATGACAGACGAACATCGTCTATTCAATAACATGGGTGACATTCATTCTACAAGAACCTCATTTGATGCTACAAATCCTTCTTATAACTTTGGATGGCGATTTGTTCAGGGATCGACCAATGGACCTGGTGTAAATGGCGCTACTCAATATTATTCTGAATATGTAGGTTTAGGTAATGATTATGCGGCAACAGGGGCAGGATCGTATGGTATGCAAATAGCATATCCAAGAAATGTTACAGTTCCTTATATTACCATCAGATATAATGAGGGTAACGCCCTTGGAACTTGGCAGAAAATTTCCGCAGGTTATGCTGATTCCGCTGGTAATGCCGGCACTGTAACAAATGGTGTATATACCACGGGTAATCAAACTATTGGTGGAACAAAAACTTTTAGCACATCATTAAGAGTTCCTACAGTCGGCACAACTTGGATTGGAGGTTTTAGAGGCGATTCCGGTATTACAAGTTCCACTGTTGGTACAGTTTCGAGTTATCATGGTTGGTATTCCGCTAGAACGCCTTCTGGTGGATTTACAATAGGAACTTTAAGTGATACTTTCTATTGTAACTGGGCAACAAACACCAACATCGACAACAATACAAATAGTATTTCTACTCCTTTGTATATCAATTCTGCTGGAACGGCCGGAGCGGCTGGCGACTTCCGTGCGCCAATCTTTTATGATTCGAATAACACAGGTTTCTATGTTGATCCTAACGCAGCAACATCTGCCATGTTAGCCGGTACAGTCACACTAGCAACCGTTCCTAATTATAGAAACACAACAACCATTGCTTCAAACTATACTATTACATCATCATACAATGAAATGAGCATCGGACCAATTACCATAAATAACGGAGTTACAGTGACAATAGATAATAACGCAAACTGGGTGATCGTATGAGTACCTTAACAGTTCAAAATCTTCGAGGCGTTTCGCCAAGTAATAGAATTACGGTTCCTTCTGGACATAAGTTTTATGCACCTGGAGGAATTGTTCAAGTTGTTCAAACGGTCAAGACAGATACATGGGTATCAACCACAGCATCAACTTGGCAAGATATTACTGGTTTGACTTGTAGCATTACACCAACCTCAGCGTCTAGTAAAGTATTTGTATTAGTTCATGTAAATGGTGGTTCAGGTCATCCTGGTGTCGTTGCTGCTAGAGTGAGATTGCTTAGAGGTGATACACCAATTTATATCGGAGATGCATCGGGCAGTAGAACTCTAGGTTTCGGACAAGCATCTGGAGGTGATGCTGCCTTTCTTGGTGTAAATGTTGGTACTTTTATCGATTCGCCAGCGACTACATCTACTATTACCTATAAGATACAATCTCATGGTGAGAATACTGGTGCTAGATACGTAAATAGAACAACTAGAGATACTGATGGTAATGACTGTAGAATGGCTTCATCTATCACTCTATGGGAGATTGGTGTATGAGTACCTTACGAGTTGATAATCTCAATGCTAGAACTGGAACGACTATTGCTGTTCCTACAGGTACTAGTTTATATGCTCCTGGCCATGTTATTCAAGTCCGAACAGCAATCAAGACTGATATTTTTACTATGAATAGCGGTACTTATACAGACATTACTGGTTTATCTGTAACGATAACTCCAACATCGACATCAAGTAGAATACTTGTAACCGCTCATACTAATTGTTCAAAAGATGCTAACGGTGGTGACGCTTATGTTAGATTGGTAAGAGGCTCAACTGCTATCGGTAATGGTAATAGTGGTTTCTTCGGTCAAGTCGCCGGACAGGACTACTTCGCTGTTCATACTAGGTCAGTAGTTTTCTTAGATAGTCCAGCAACCACATCAACATTAACATACAAATTACAAGGCCAAGGCGGCGTTTTTCTAGTAAATGGTCGTGGTCTTGATTCGGGATTCCAAACATCCAGCACAATATGTGTCATGGAAATAGCACAATAGGGTATTATAATGCCAGGTATTCTAACAGTAGATCAAGCAAACATCGATTTTATTTACGCCAAGACTGCTGGCAGCACGGTGTATATACCTGGACACGTTATTCAGATTGTTCAAGGTATTAAGACTGATACGTTTTCATCATCAACCGCCGAAACTTGGACAGATATAACAGGCATGTCTGCCGCTATTACTCCGAAGTTTGCCACGAGTAAAATTCAAGTTCATGTAAATTTGAGTAGAGTTTCGGGAGGTAATGCTCTTGCATTTCGTGTATTGAGAAATAGTAGTCTGTTTAATGCTGGTTCTGCTATAGGCAGCCGTTTACAGGTACATGCGGCAGAATCCAACCAAGGTCGTGACGCAAACCACTGTGGTCAATGTATAATTCATTATCTGGACAGTCCAGCAACAACATCTACATTGACATATCAAGTTCAAGTTAGACCTGAAGGTACTTTTTTTGGTTTGAACAGAACTCAAAACTATTCGGATGGTACGCAGAGTTACAATTCAGTATCATCATCCACAATTGTTTTAACAGAAATAGCACAATAGTCATAAGAGGAAATTATGAGAGATTTATCAAAAGCAATTATGTCATTATATCCAAACGCACAGTGGACGCTAAATGGTGATACATATGAGGGTCTTAACTGGCTATCAACAAATATTCAAAAGCCAACTCTAGAAGAACTAGAAGTAGAATGTGACCGTCTACATCAAGTTTGGCTAGACACACAGTATCAGAGAGATCGTGCGCTAGAGTATCCAGACTTCAAAGAATACTTAGATGGTGTTGTGAAGGGTGATCAAGCACAGATCCAAGCCTATATCGATGCCTGTTTAGCCGTGAAAGATAAATACCCAAAACCACAATAATCCACCGCTAAAGGATAGCAATGGCACTTAATTTCCCAGCATCACCAGTTGATGGACAGATATACTATGACACCGCTTCTGGTAACCGATATGTTTATGATGCTGCGACCACCAAGTGGAGTTATACAGCTAACAATACTCCTACTGGTTCAGTTTATCTTTCTGCTAGTGCACCTCCTGGTGCGGTAGCTGGTGATCTATGGTGGCACCAAGACCTTGGTACCATGTTTATCTTTTACAACGATGGTGATTCCACACAGTGGGTTGAAACATCACCATCTGGTGGCTTCTCTGACGTTGCTGCATCCTTTCAGACAATCAATGCTGCTTTCGGTGTTGCTAATGCTGCTTTTGATTCCGCCAACAATGTCGCTCCTCAGGTAGCACCAAGTTATAATACCGCTAATGCTGCTTACACACAGGCTAATGCTGCCTATAGTTTTGCAAATGGTGTTGCTACCAATGCTGCTGCCGCTTTTGCTGCTGCCAATAACGTAGCACCTCAAGTAACTCCTGCTTTTAATACCGCTAATGCTGCTTTTGCTAAGGCTAACTCAGCTAACGTTCTAGCATACAATACAGGAATTGGTGCTAACAACTATGCAGGCGTCATGGCAAACGCAGCAAATGATTTTGCCTATGCTGGATATACTAATGTTTCATTTGTTCTCTCTACTAATATGGCAAATAACGCTACATCTGCTAACAACTATGCAGGTGCTATGGCAAATGGCGCAGGAACTATTGCCAATGCTGCCTTCGCTGCCGCTAACGCTGAATATACATTCTCTAACACCATCTATGCTGCGGTTAACTCAGCATTTGCAGTAATCAATGCAGCCTATACATCCTCTAATGCCGACTATGTTGTTACCAATGCTGCCTTTGCTGTGGCTAATGCTGCTTACGGTAATGCTAACAATCTAGCCATATCTGCTAATGCATACTCTGGTGCAATGGCTAATGCTGGTAATGCTTACACGGTAGTTGTTGGTGCTTCATCTAACACATATGCCAACAATACATTTCTAAAGCTAGTTGCGACTACACAAACTATTACTGGTGATTTGTCTATCACTGGTAACTTGTCATTGCTTGGTGGTTCTACAATCATTTCATCTAATACTCTATCTATTGGTGATTCGCTAATCTACCTAGCAGGAAACAATTACTCTGGTACAGATTTGGTGGATATTGGCTTTATCGCCAACTATGGTAATGCTACTAGCGCCAACGTTCATACAGGTCTAATCAGAGACGCTACTAACAAGCAATACTATCTGTTTAGCGGATATGATCAGGAGCCAGCTAATAACACATTCGTTCCTGGTACTAATAACATGGTTAATGCTGTGTTGGTTGCGGATTTGAATACAAGCAATCTAACACTAGGTGGTGCTAATGCTATTGTATGGATTAAGACTGCATATGATACGGTTAATGCCGCTTATACAAGTTCTAACGCCGACTATACTCTAACTAATGCCGTATATGCTGCGGTCAATAGTGCCTTCGGTGTTATCAATGCTGCCTACACAAGTTCTAATGCAGACTATGTGGTAAGTAATGCGGCTTTTGCTAAGGCTAATGCTGCTCTTGCTAATACATCTGGTGTTGTGTTTAACGGTTCTCTAACCCTCGGAGGAGGTGCCTCATCAATACTTGTCCTTGCTGATAGAAATACCAGCATAACAGGTGTCAGTGGTATTTACAGATCAAATAACGTAACAAGACTTTGGGATTCTGTTGTTAGCGACGTTATTGCGTTTAGTAATACTGGTCGAGTAGGTATTGCCACAACCAATCCTGGATACACTCTAGACGTTGCCGGTGATGTTAGATCAAACACAGTTTATAGGCTAGAGAATGGTACTGTCACCGCTAACTGGCAGTTGAACGGAACTTCCGAAAGTATTCTGAATACTGTATCAAATCATCCTATGGCTTTCCGCACGAACAATACGGAAAGAATGAGAATTGATGCCACCGGTAACGTCCTAATAGGTACAGCAACCGCTACCAGTGCTTATCCAATGACAGTGTATGATTCCACCAACGGCGGTATCGCTTTCAGAAATCCAGTCGGATTTACCGGACTTGCTCATAACGGCAATGATTTTTACTTTGATATTGCTAGAGGCACAGCAGCCGCAGGTAACCTAGTTTTCAGAAACAGTTCTTCTCTAACGGAGAACATGCGTATTACCAATACTGGTAGAATTGGTATCGGTACTTCCACACCATCTTACAAATTCCATGTCAGCACAGGTGCTTCTGGCGGTTTTGCTCTTTTTGAAGGATTATCAAGAAAGTTATTTCTTGAGGACTCTGGTGACGCTGTAAGACTTTCAACCGAAGGTACAGGACCATTAACATTACGTGCTGCCGGATCTGGTGGGAATCATTTATCTATTGATAGTTCTGGCCGTGTTACAATGCCTAGTCAACCAGCCTTCTTTGCTGCAAGAACTTCTGGTAACGTTACTGGTCCAACAGTTTTCCTATTCAATAATGTCATTACCTATATAGGTAACCATTACGATTCTTCTACAGGAAGATTTACTGCTCCTGTGGCTGGTAATTATTTGTTCAATAGTTTTATGTTAACCGTTTCTTCAACCGCTAGATGTCAGTGGAGTATTAGAAAAAATGGTGTTCAATTAGTTCTCGGAGAACAATCAGGAAGCACAGCTTTTCAGAATGGATCTATATCTGCAATTTTTTCGTTGGCGGCAGGCGATTATGTTGATATTTATGTTAATACTTCCGGCGATACTGCATATGGTAGTGGATATAACGGGTTTATAGGAAAACTGATTAGTTAAAAGGAGAAAACAATGACAACTTACACAGTAGAATACACAGAAACAGAAGATATGGCTATGCAGTATGCAGCCGCTTCCGTTGATGATTGGATTCAAAATGCTGCACATGAACGTGCCCGCATTGCTATTGATGAAATCGTAAAGGTAGCAGTCGAAAAGTTCCTTGAAGCAGGACAATCAATCCCAGGTTCAAGAGAAGAAATCGTAGCAGCAGCCTTCGCAAATGAATGGGTTAAGACCGCAGCACAACGCAATGAGGAAGCCTTAGCAGCCGCACCTACAGAATGATAAATACCTAAAACATTCATAAGGTAATCAATGTCATTAAACTTTCCAACATCACCATCTAATAACCAGATTTACTTTGATAGTATCTCTGGCAATCGCTATAAGTATAATGCGACCAACAATGTCTGGTTCTTCGTAGCCAATAACGATATTCAAGGCTCGTCACTTGATACACAGGTGGTGTTCAATGATGGAAACTCTGCCAACGGTTCTGTTGGTCTGACATTCAATAAGACTGCTAATACTCTTACAGCCAATACGATCAATGCCTTCTCTATGCGAGTTACAGGCAATCTCTATATTGGTTCTAATACAGTTGTAATCTCTAACAACTCTATTTCAGCACAGACACTTGAAGTAACCACTATGATCGTTGGTGGTTCTGCGGTGCCTACAGGTCAACAATCAAACTCAGTATATGATTTGGTCAACGCTGCATTTACTGTGGCTAATTCTGCCTATGCGTTGCAGAACAATGATTACACTATGTCTAATGCTGCCTATACGGTGGCTAATGCTGCATTTGGTCTGACCAACACAACCTATGCTGCCGTCAATTCTGCCTTTGCAATAATCAATGCTGCTTATACCAGTTCTAATGCTGATTATGTGGTTACTAACGCTGCATACACTGTAGCTAATGCGGCCTTTGGAACTGCTAATGGCAAGGTTTCTAAGTCTGGTGATACTATCACAGGTACACTAAGCATTGTTGGTGACTTGGTAGTTTCTGGTAATACTTATCAGTTGAATGCCAACACCATGTCAGTATCAGATCCTTTGATCTATCTCGCCGCTAATAACTATTCATCAGACATTGTAGATATTGGTTTCATTGCTAACTATGTCAATACTGGTGGTGCAAACGTTCATACAGGTCTCTATAGAGAACACACCGATAAAGAGTATTACCTATTCCAAGGTTATGACAGAGAGCCTATAAACAACCATATTGGTGCCATGAGCAACAATATGACGTTATCGGTTCTTAATGCGAATATAAGAACAAGTAACTTGAACCTTGGTGGTGCTAATGCTATTGTATGGATCAAGTCAGCTTATGATACTGTCAATGCAGTTTATACTAGTTCTAATGCCGATTATGTGGTTTCCAATGCTGCCTTTGCTAAGGCTAATGCCGCTCTTGCTAATACCACAGGCACCTTTGCAGGAACTTTGACAACTACAGGTGCGGTTTCTGCCAATGGTACTGTTTATATTTCGGCCGCAGACGGTTCATTGGAAGGTGGTCAGGTCACTCTATATGGTGCTGGAGCATATCCTAATTGGTCAATCGACTCTTATGGAAATAATCTAAGAATCCTTAATGGAAATGTTGGCACACAAACCGTAACATTTGGTAATGCATTAGGAGGTTCTAATGCCGTCAATATGACAGTCGATGGTTCTGTAGCTATTGGTACCACATCGGCGCCGTCTTACAGACTACAAGTTGTTGGTTCTGGAACAGGCGCACAGATTTATGCGACGAGTTCTGACTCATCATTGTCGAGATTTGGTCTGTCTAATGGTAATAGACATTGGACAATTTCAAACTACGGTACATCATTTTCCCCAAATGGTGGTTTTGTAATCGCAGATGAAACTGCTGGTTCGGCTAGACTGGCGATCGATACCGCCGGTAACGTAGGTATTGGATCAATCTCACCATCTGACCCAGGCGGTGATAGAAACCTGTTTCTAAGAACAACAGCTAATGTTTCTATCATCAAATCTACCACAACTGCTACAAATGCAAGTGCTAAGGCAAGATTTGATTGGTCGACTGGCACACCAAACTCTTATGCTATTGCAAGTCTAAATGACGCTGGTGGTAATCCAAACTGGCAATTCTCGGTTGGTCCCGCTGTAACTGGAACTTATTATGACAGTCCGAATCATTATTGGCGCACGGCCGCTGGTGTGGGGCTTATGCGTCTCAATTCAACTGGCAATCTAGGTATTGGGACAGTATCACCTCTCAGCAATCGTGCATTAACAATCAACGGTCCTGACTATTTTGGTATCGAACTGACCGCCAACACAACACAAGTTGCCCGCTGGATGCAAGAAGGTACATCAGGTGGTGTATATTTTGATTACGGTGCTGCACTTCAAGCCAATAGATTCTTGAATATTAGATCAGCATCAAATTCTGTTATGTATATTGATTCTGCGGGTAATGTAGGTATTGGTAGCACAACTCCTTCTACTTATGGTGGTAAGTTATCTATAGCATCTACATCTGGCAGCCAATGTTCAGTATTTTTCTTAAATCCTGGAATTGGTTCTGGACAAATTGGCTTTGCGGCAGCTAGTTCCAACTTTAAAATATATAACACATATGCCGACGGTCTGTTAGCTAACGGTAAGGGTATTGATATTGATACTGCCGGTGAGGTTGGTATCGGCACATCATCGCCTACTGAAAAGCTGCACGTTTCTGGTGGCAACATATATCTACCAGCTTCTACAGCAAATACCGGTGCAATCGTTGGTTCTGGTAGTTCTGACAACTTTACATCCGCTGGTGTAATTATACCACATTATAGTCTAAAGTGGGCGGTACCAAACGATGGGGGTGCATCTCCCGCAGCATTTTTGTCTGGTTATGCCGGTGTTCGTTTCTATTCGGGCGGCACCGAACGTGTTCGTATCACTTCTGATGGCTCTTTCTATATTGGTACGGCTGGTTCTAGCGGCACATATCTAAAGCCATGGTCAGCAAACCCATACTACTTGTCAGTTGTTACAGGTGCATCAAGCGCACAGCTAGTATTTCAGCGTGGCGCAAACAATGGTTATGGTATTGGTTGTGATACTAATGGTGTATTTGGTTTCTGGACAGCTAATAATACATCTGCCACCCTTACCAATGTGGCAAACTTTGATGCTTCTGGTAACTTTGGTGTTGGTACGTCCACCCCTATAGCACAACTACATGTTCATGGCACCACAAATATAGGTCAAAGAGTATTGTCTTTGGCACCTTATGGTGCTAATCAGGGCGGCGCCTCTATTATTGTCATGGGTAATAGTGATTCTGGAGGCACAAGCGGACCGTCGGTTATTCAATCATATAATAGACTTATTACTTTTGGTGTTGGTAATAGCCACACTGCCGCCGGCGGTGGAACTTTCACAGAATTTATGCGTTTGGACCCTTCTGGTAATTTGGGTATTGGTAATACACCAAATTATAAATTAGACGTTAGTGGTGTAATCAATACTAGCGATCAGTTCCGTGCAGCCGGTAACGGCGGTGATTTGAGAGTCAATGGTAACTTTGGTGGTACTATTGCAGGTATTGGTGTAGTGGGTTCGAATCCTCTCATGTTCTTCACAACCAATACTGAACGGGTGCGTATTGATGCTTCTGGTCGTTTCACTATGTCGGCTCAACCAAGATTCAAAGCGGTATTCAGTTCTGCTACAGATACGACATACACTATCAATACGGTTCTGCCATATAACAGTGCCGTATATAACGTTGGTTCACACTATAACGCCAGCACATATAGATTTACTGCTCCTGTTGCTGGTTACTATTACTTTAGAGCATGGGGATATGGAACTGCCTCAGGTGGTGCCAGAGCAACAATGTCCATTAGATTATTTAAAAACGGCACTCAAGATACATCGACTGTCACTGGTGATTTCAATGTTGGAACTAACGCAGGTGAAATCAGCATTGCTGGCCTAAACTCATATGGCACACTGTATCTAAATTCTGGCGATTATGTTGAGGCATATTGTACCGCATATAACAATAACTCAACCTTCAGAATTTATACTGGTCATGCTGGTTTCGAAGGTTATTTGATAGGCTAACTAAATAGTAACGAGTTTAACTAACATTATAAGAGGATACTATGGCAGTTACATACACCTGGGAAGTAACAGGTATCAAAACAACTACACTAAATAACACACCAAACGTAGTTGTTCAAACCTACTGGAAGAAGATTGGTACAGATGGTGAGCATACAGGTACATTCTCTGGTGCAACGCCATTCTCCGCCGATTCAATGCCAGCAGGAACAACATTCGTTCCGTTTGAGCAACTAACAGAAGAAACAGTCCTATCTTGGATTCAGGCCATTGTCGTAGATCATTATGAGCAACATGTCAATGAGAAGATTCAAGAACAGATTGATGCTTCACTAAATCCAGTAGTCGAAGCAACCCTACCATGGGCACCAGCAGCTAATACACCATAAGGAGTGAAAACATCATGAATAAAGTAACACTTGAATTGAACATTGATCAGCTAAACATTGTTCTAGCAGGTTTAGCAAAATTACCACTAGAGCAATCAATCGATACCTTCACCGTGGTTCGCCAGCAGGCTAACGCACAGTTGCAGCCACCAGCACCAGAGGGACCTCTATCGGATAAAGTGGTAAACTAAATACTACAAATATCTAACCAGGGTAATCCAAATGTCTATTACTAAACCAGCTAATAAAGAAGAACTAAAAGACTTCTGTTTAAGACAGTTGGGTTACCCTGTTATCCAAATCAATGTCGATGATGAACAGGTCAATGATGCCGTTGAACTTGCCTTTGAATACTGGAACGAGTTCCACTTTGACGGCACAGAACGCACCTATGTTAAGCATCAAATCTCAGCCCAAGATAAAGCTAACGGTTACATTCAACTATCAGACCAGATTATTGGTGCCGTTCGTATCTTCCCTGTAGGCGGAACTAATGCCTCTATGGGTATGTTCGATCTAAGATATCAGTTGCGTCTAAACGATCTATGGGATTTGTCATCAACATCATATGTCAATTACTCATTGACTATGCAGCATCTTGCCACACTTGATCTTATCTTTACAGGTCAAACTCCAGTTCGTTTCAACAAAGTCAATAACCGTCTATACATCGATATGGACTGGATGAATGACGTTGATACTGGTGAGTTTGTTATTGTAGAAG